ACGGTGCCACAATTAACTGGCATGGAAAACAAGACATTCGTGAAACAATGGAAGAAATCGCATGGGAAATTCAAAGTCAAGATGCGAGATTTATTTAAAACTATAGCACAAAAGAGGTGAGATGGATAACGGTCGTTATTTATCCATTACCAAAACGATTAACTGTCGTTAAAAACATTTAAAAATTCTTTTGTTTCGACCAATTGGCTAAATTTTACTAGTTTCAATTACCAAGATACCAAGAAATCTATTTGTTACCAAAACAATTTATTTCCTATCAAGATTAAAATTAAGACTTAGTAGATGTTGGATCTTAAATTTCATGTTAATAGGAAAAGCCCTAGCGGCAAACTAGGACTTCCCATTAACAAATATTAAAAGTAAAGGACGTGAATCACATGATTACATGCAAATACGCAGTTTTCGATTTGATTTGATAACCTTGGCGGGACAATCAAATTAATTAAAAACTAGATCCAAACTTTTAATGTTTATAGTATAGCATATGCCAAAAATAATGCAACTAAACATTGAAAGATAATAAAACGAAACGAGGGATTAAAACAATGGCAATTAAAGTAAATTTAGAATCAATTAAAATTCCAGTTGAGATTAGCGATTTAAAGTATGAAATTGATGTAACAGATGATAAATATGAAGAATTTATTAAAAATTTCAATGTGTTTTTAACAAAAATTGAAAATCTTGACGAAGATAAAACAGAAGATATTTCATTGCTCAAAAAAATGGTTAAAGATGTCTATGATGAGTTACTAGGGGCGAGCGCGTACGATGAGATTTATGCAAAAATGCCAAACATTGCTTTTGTCGCAAGTGTGTTAGTAAATGTTGTTACACAATTGATGGAAGAGATGGACAATGCGATTCAAACTAAACCAAAAACTAAAGTTGCATCGAAGAAACCTGTTAAGAAGAAATAATGTCTACATTATATGAGGGTTTAGAAACTGAAGTAGAAATTAAAGACACTATTTATGAAGTTAATATATCGTTTGACAATATTGTGTTATTGTTAGAAATGCTAAACGATGCAAAGTTGAGTGATGTTGAGAAAGTCTATTATGGAATTTACAGACTGTTAGGAACTGAACTGGAATTAGACTTAGATAAACAAATTAAAATTTTTGAGGTTTTAATTGAAAAATTTATTCATGCAGGCGAAAAACAAGAAGCTCCTGTTGACTTGGAAGGGAATGCAATGCCAGCGATGGAGCAAAAACAAAACTATAGCTTAATGCACGATGCAACGTATATTTTTACATCTTTCAAAAAAGCGTATGGCATGGATTTGTTTGAGGAACGAGGTAAACTTGATTGGCGCAAATTTAAAGAACTACTTCGTGATTTGCCAGATGATACAAAATTTAAGCAAGTGGTTGATATTCGTACTAGACCTTATCCAAAAGGAAAGCATTCAGCTGAAGAGCGTAAAAAATTGAAAGAACTTAAGCGAGCATTTGCATTGCCTGGATTTGAAGTGGAATGAAATTGATAAAAATAAAAGTAATGATTATAAGTTAGTCATTACTAAGGATTCTTGCTTTCTCAGTTTCAAATTCTTCTTGGGTTAATACACCAGAATCAAGAAGCGCTTTCAAAGATTGAAGAGCAGCAACACGATAATCTTGGTCAGAGTCATTGTGGCGTTCCTGAATTTTTTGGTGATTTTGTTGTGAAATTTGACGATTTTCTTGAACGAAATCATTTTTGATTCTACGGACGTCGCCAAGCCAATCTTGGATAACAGCTTTGTTATGGGCATCAATTTCTGCAATTCGTTCTCCTCTTTTTGCAATTCGTTCTTCATATATAGCTTTTTTTTCAGCAGTTTCAACATTGATTTTATCGATTTGAGCTTGTGCTTCAGCACCAATCCTTTCCCATTTTTCCATCTTCAGCCTTTTTTTCTCAGCTTTGGATATAGCTCGTTCCTCTTTGGATTTAAATAGTGACACACGAATCAACTCCCAACAAAATAGAATTTACACAATTATATCATTTAATACAGTTAAATTTCAATAGTGAATATTACAAAAAAAGGATGTAGATAAAATATGAGTAGAAATATGTTTAGTGGCAACGCTCGAAATGCACAAGCATTTAGTCGAGAAATCCAAATTTCAAATGAGCAACTTGCTAATTTAGAAAATTCAATTAGTTCACTTCAGTCAAACGGATTGGATAACTTAGGAAGTTCACTTGGTAGTATTCAGGGAATGTTTCGAAGTTTAGGAATAGAAATAGGTAGCATGCCACAACGGTTATTAAGTGTCGCAACGGCTACAACGCAATTATTAAATTCTACTAGCAAACTGAAAAATTTAAAGTTAAAAGAGAGGATTACAAAAAGCTTTGGGAATAGCTGGGACAAATCTGGAAAACAAGTAGCTGATTTTGATGATAAAGTCCAAAAATTAATTCCAAATATCAAAACTAAAATTGCTAGTATGAAAGCCAACGGTCTCGCAATGAAAGGGGCTAATGTTCAAACGGCAGCGATGATTGCTAAAAATAAAAAATTAAGCATTTCATTTGCAACGCTAAAAAAGCAATTAACCTTAAAAAATGTTTTGTTAGGAATAAAGAAAGTTGCTTTCACCTTACTAAATGTTGTTAAAGGAGTATTTATTGCCCTTTGGAAATTAAGTCCATTTGGGATGATTGCTGGTGCAGTTGCACTTGCAGGTGCTGCCATTGCTGGCTTAGTCCGCTTGTTCAATCGTAGTAGTGACGCTGCAGAAGAAGTTCGAGCAAGAAATGAAGCAATAGCTGAATCAATTGAAGAGGTAAGCAATCGCTTAGATGGAAACCGTCAAGCCCATGCTGATAATTTGCGTGGAATTGAGCGAACAACAGCTGTAAATGATCAGTTAATTAATCGTCTTCAAGATTTGAATAATGTTGAAAATCTAAATGCTGCCGAGCGAGCACAAAAAATCGCAACTATCAGAGAACTTAACGATAGCATCGAGGGCTTGAATCTTGTGTACTGTGAAGAAACAGGTTTACTTGATGAAAATAGTCGTTTACAATTTGAACAATTAGGTTTAAGAAATGATATTAGCGAAGCTAATTCAGTTGTGGAAGCAAAACAAAGTCGCTTAAATGAAGCCTTGTATGACGAAGCAGAGTTATTACAAAAAATCGAGAATCTTGATTTTGCTGGTCAAAAAGAAGAACTAGCGGAAAAACTTGCTAATGGTTCTATTCGCCAACGTGAATACAATGATTTATTAGAGGAGATGCAAGTAAATTATAATGCATTACAATACGAACTTCGTTATACACAAAATGAAATCGGTTATCTTGAAACAGCTTGGTATGATTCACTAACGAACATGACGTATTTAACTTCGCAATATGTTACAGACCAACGCTTATCTTGGGATAGTCTAAACGAACACCAACAAGGTGTCATGAATAATCTTAAATCCATGATTACAGATTATACTGACCATGCTCAAAATCGAATGAGTACATTAAGTGACGAAGTAACAGTTTCTGGTCGTGATATGATTGACAATATGCTTGAAAATCAACGTGTCCTTGAAACATGGTCTGATAACATCGCAATTCTCGCTGCGCGTGGAATTGATGAGGGATTACTTGAAGAAATGAGACAAATGGGACCAGAGGGAGCGGCACAAGCTGCGGCAATGGTTGCCATGTGTGATGATGAATTTGCTGAAATGAATGAAGTTTTTGCTCGTGGAACACAAGTTGCGACTGATGCGCTTGCGACACAATTAGGCGAGGGCTTTGAAGAAGCAGTCAATATGGCATCACATTTTGTTAATGATGCACGCACGACAATGGTTGATGAAATTGCTGGCGCTGATTTTGAAAGTATCGGAAAGTCAGTACCTGATGGTGTGGCTCGTGGAGTGGCGCGCTCAACGGAATATATTAATGCAATGCGCGAGTTAGCAGAAGATGGTAAGAATGAATATACTAGCGCAATTGGTTATAATTCACCATCTCGAGTGTATATGGGATATGGTGAAGCAATTGTCAAAGGTTTAGCTAATGGAATTAATAATCTAAAATCCAAGCCACTAAATAATATGCAGAAATTAGCTCAAGATATGCAACGTAAATATAACAATGTGAATAACGTTTACTCAAACATCGGTCGTAATATCATGTCAGGACTAAATCAAGGACTTCTTAGTGGTGAAAGTACCGTTATGGCAACTGCTAATCGTATTGCCAACAATATTGCTGCGACAATGCGCCGTGCTTTACAAATCAATTCCCCATCACGGTTAATGCGTGAACAAATCGGTCGTCAAATTCCAGCTGGAGTTGCTGATGGGATTGACAAATATTCGGGATACGCCTTAGACAGTGTATCTGACTTAGGGAAAGATTTATTAAAAGTTAATATTCCGAAAATGAGCGATATTATCAAATTCGGTCCAAGCCTATCTTATGCTGGA